AGTGTTTGCTTCAGTACAATCGTCGCTTATTTCTGAAATAATAAAACTCATTTCAATTCTTGCAACTTGTAGTAATTCCATTGCGTATTCAATATCATCTGCACTTGTTTTCAAGAACCAATCTGCAACAACTTCCTCACTTGAGGTAAGTATAAATTTTAGATTATTAAAGTCGTGGTCATTCATGGTAATCTATTCAGTAGGTTCTATTATATCACAAAGACGAATTAAAGTACACTAAACATTCCTATATGCGAACTCAATAGCTCGGGAAGCTTCAACATTAAGAGGGCGCTTAGCATAGCGATTGCTAGTGTCACGATCCAAATTACGAACGATGTCGACAATTTCATATTCTGTTATAGGGTATTTGCGTTTGATTGCATTACATGCAATGCTGGTCATTATTTTATAGATCATAGAGTATCGACCAGAACCATCTACTCTAGAAATAGTCTTATAGTCACTAATAAGATTCTTACTTAGGAATGGGCAATCATTATATGACGTCCATTCAAATTCTTTTTTGTCTTCTGCAAGTTTTTGTTGACGATGCTTAATGATTTCCTTCTGCATACTTTCAGGTAGTCTATCCATAAAAGAACTAGATGTACTTGGTGTAGTAAATGGATGTTTACTTAAAAGAGCATCAACATCAAGAAAGTTATCAGTGCGATGAGTGAAGATAAAATTGTAAGCATTAGGATATATCGCAGGTACGTAATACATTCGAGATAAGTCCTTAGTCTGGGTATCTCCCAATGTGCCAAATTCTGTATTGAGTGCGTACCAGAAATGCTTGATTTCTTCACTTCTAACAGATCTTGTAAGTGGAAATACGAGACGGAACTTTGGCGTAGTCCGAGTACTGCTAGCAGTAGAATAACAAACATAATAAATGTTTGGATATAATTTAGCCAATGCATTTTCTAGATCTCCATCAAAGGTGTGACTATCAACATCAAGTGCGGCCCATCCAGCCCATTCAATTACGTTTGCATTTGCTCTAGTTGTGTCCGGTTTATAAACAGCTGGTGATATAAGAGGCGATGCATGTTTTACAAACTCACCACGCTTAGCTTTATAGCCTTTAATCGTGGAAAGATAATACAGTGACTTCTCAAACTTTTCAAACGTTTCAAAGTCAATGCGAGTATCCGTCTTATTATCAAAGATTGACTTAAACACGGTGAGCGAAAACATTACTTTTGTACCTTACTTAGTAATCCAACATTATCTGCGTGGCTTGGTGCAACCCAGCCTGCAGGTTTAATCAAATCAGGTAGTCCTAGTGGATTGGGACGACTTGCTTTAATGCCAACTTCTTTTGCCATGTTTGCTTCTAGTACTCGATCCCATGCAACATATGCATCAACATCTAGTGCGTCAAGAGTTCCAATAGCAACCACACAGAGATCGATCAATGCGTCAACAGTGTCATCACCATTATTTGATACAATCATTTCATCTAGTTCTTCTTGCAAAAACTTAATACGAAACTGAATGAACGCCATAAGTTTTGCTTTGTCTAATCCACGAATCACCGAATTAACACCGAATTTTGCATGCATATCCTGCATGTCTTTTACCCAATTAGTCGACATATATTCTCCTATAACAATTATAACACATTACCATTAAAATGTAAACCCTTCACCAGCACTTTTCATCCTTTTGCCAAATGAAGTCTTATCAAAAGCTGGTCCATCATCTTGACCTGCGTCGGAAATATTCTTTTGTGCAGATTCCTCAACATCATATAGTTTCATTCTAGATCTATCAACACCGATAACAAATCGTTTGTAATAGTTGACATCGTTGTAACGATTCTTAAGTTGCTTAACCATGATCTGATTAAGATTTTCAAGTTCTTCTGTAGAGATTAGCGCAAACATAAGATCGGTTGTTGCTGGAAGACCAAACGATTCAGATGTATCTTCAAGTCCAACGTCAGTATTACCAAAGCCACCACGAGTAGTTTGTGTTGCACTTACAATTGGTACATTATACTCAACAGCAAGACCACGAAGTTCTTCGGCAATTGATTTTACAAACGTATATGAATTAACTCCAGCACCGGCTTTCATACGAGCAGAAGAGCAGATGTTCAAGTAATCAATAACAATTAAGTCTGGAGTGAAGTTGCGCTTCATCTTCAACTCTTCAAGCAATGCTTTAAAGTGTCCAGAGTGAGCAGCCGCTGTAGGGTATTCCTTAACGATTAACTTACCAGCAGTCTTCTTGATTAGTTTGCCAAGGCGTGTTTCATAGATGTCTTTAGTAACCTTACTAAGTTCTTCCATTGTCATGTTCAACAGATTAGCATCAATACGTTCAGCAATACGTTCTTCTGCCATTTCCATTGTAATGTATAGAACGTTCTTACCTTGCATTAAAGCAGCAGCAGCCATGTGACACATAAACAGTGACTTACCTACGCCGGTTCCAGCAAGGATAACGTTAAGAGTTTTCTTGGATAGACCACCCTTTGTTATCTTGTTGAATAAGTCGAGATCAAACTCAAGCTTTTCTTCTTTGCGATTATAGAAGTCGTATCGTTCCTCGAAGTCTTCAAGGTAATCATGGCCTACCGATGAGTCAAATGATACTGCTAGTGCTTCGGATAGCATTGAAGGAATTGCATCTTCGGTACGAATTTTATCCTTGCCTTCGATGATTTCAAACGAATCGATGATTGCGTTGTACACTGCTTGCTTCTTACAGAAGGCTTCAGTATTCTTGTACAACCAATCATCGTTGTCTGTTTTGAATGTAAGCTCGTTGATGTAGGTTTCAACTTGACTTAGCTGCTCACCACGAAGATCCTTGCGTTTGCCGAGTTGAATCGCAAGAATATCGAGTGACGCTGGCTTATTGTACTGAGTAAAGAATTCTACTAACTCTTGTGCAACAACTTTTTCAAAGTGGTCTGAGAAATACTCAGTCTTTAGAAATGGTACCACCTTGCGGCAATACGCTTCGTTGTGCATAAGATTTGATAGAATCGTCTTCTCTATTTTGTTCGCCATCTATAAATCCTAATTTGTCACGTTCTAAACCATAATAGAGAAGCTCAACGATAAAATCGCCAAGTTCTTTTTCAAAAGATTTTTTATCAAAACCTTCTACTTCTTGAGGAACTTCATGTATTTCATATTCAAACGCAACTGTCAATACATCGTTTTCAGAATCTTCTTTGAACGATACGTTTGAATAACTAAACACGATTCCAGCATAGAAACCTTCAGTAAGCATAAGCGCATGAAGGTCTCTGCCACCATAACCAGTTCTACCGAGAACCTTATGCGGTCTCAGTGGTGTCGTCTTCTGCATATGTTTCCATTTCAGTTAATATTGCATGATCATCAATGATATCACCATGTGATACTTGATAGCGTTCTTTAACCCAGTTTCTAAATGATGCATCCATAAGTATGGAACTCCAGAATTCATTTGAATCTGTATCTTTAATGCGCCATTTCTTATCTTCCATCTCACCAGTTGATTGATCTACTTTTGCATACCAACCATTGCTTGGTTTAATAACATGCTTAGATTCAAGTGCCATGTCTAGAAGCCCAGACCATTTGCTTAGTCCTCCTTCAAACTTAACACAAACTGGAATCTTAGATTTCTCACGAACATATCGAGATTTCTCGATGTTAATAATGAAGTTGTAACCAATAACTTCAGTGCCATCCTTTTCAGTTTGGCGCCCAAGGATGTAGATGTTATCAGCTGAAAGATAAACACCAGTTCCGCCAGACACAACAGCTTTAGGATACAACCCTTGTTCCATGTAGATGTGATTAACAGCCACCATTGGAATGTCAAGACGATTTAGATATGGAGTAATCATGCGGAAGATAGACTTCATCTGCTTTGCACGGCTCATATCAGCAACAGACTTACCTTCAATTGCGTCTTCCATTTCTTTCTTAGAAGACATGTTACCGAGTGAGTCTATAACAAAGATAACTCGATCTCCACGATCAAGATTCTCAAGTTGTTTAATGACATCAAATTTAAACTCTTCCATATTCATGATTGGAACGTGTAGAATTCGAGATGTATCGATCTGCAGTGACGTAAAGTAAGCGCTGGGTGTTCCAAACTCACAATCATAGAATATCATGACTGCGTCTGGATACTTATCCATGTAAGACTTTGCCATGATCAAAGAGAACATAGACTTAAAGTGTTTTGAAGGACCACACCATAATGTGAGACCTGGAACAAATCCACCATCTAGTTCGCCAGACAATGCAACATTCATTGCAGGAATTGCGGTTTGAATCATATCCTTCTTGGTGAAGAACTTGCTTTGTGCGAGAATAGCGGAGTCTTTAATCGTTGTATTTTTTTTAATTTTATCTAGTAAGTTCATAGATTTCCTTATGCGTAGTGTAAGTATGTTGACAAAATATATTTGTTATTGCTGATTGGCTTTTTGCCTCTGTGAGGAAACAATAAAGAAGGCGGGAATACTACCATTCTACCACATTTGGGCTTAACAGTAAACCCATCATTGGATAAGAACTCAGTCTCTCCACCCTCTTTAACATCGTTTAGATATGTGAACATCACTAAATATCTACTCGAAGATTGTTTATCTCCAACATCGACATGCCAACCAAATTGTTCGTAGTCATCGTTTAGATACCGCTTCATTCTAGCTTCTTCCAGTGTGAATTCCTGCGGAAAAAAATCTTTGCCTACTATCTGTTTATAATGCGTGTAAACCTGCTTAATACGAGAGTAGTATGGATCTATTATATCTTCAAATGCAGCATCTTGTTTGATGTTAACTTCTTGAAAGCAACGGTAGTCTCGTTCCCACGAATGTTGAGATACTCGCAGTGATGGACTATTGTTTGGATCTAAAGACTCAAATCGATGTATCATCGATTCACAAAAGTCTGGTTGAAATACATCATCATACACTTTAATATAATGCGCTAAATTGTTCATGAAAAGAAATCTTCAAGTGATGCTTCCTCTTCTGCATGCCATCCAATTGAGTGAATGATTATCTTAGCAGGATCGAGAAAAGCTTTTTCGAATTGTGTCGTATTGTCAATAAAGCGATGTAGACCAAACTCAGGAGGCAGAATACTAGTGAATGCAATAACATCTTCACGCATAGGATTCCTAGGATTAAGATAAATGTACTTAATCTTTTCACCTTCTTTAATAGCCTCATACTTATTTTCCAATTTGTGGAGCTTCAACATATGATTGTATAGTAGTGCTGCTCGTGAATTAATTGGTGTACCTTTTTTATAGATTAGTTTGGTATCACTATATTTCTTGAGCGACGATACCCCGCGAGGAAATGCTTTCTCTTCAGCAGGGAGTGAATCGAATTTCTTTTGGAATTCTTGAATAAAGCTCTGAGTTTGTACTTCCGTACCACTGATGAGCACTTGAAACAACTCTTTAAAAGCCTTGCGGCACGTGCTCGGAGTAGACGACTTGATCGCTTCAATGCCCATGATTTTAAGTTTTGGTTTCGCATAACGAACTCCTTCATTGTCTAATACGTTTAGAATATATCGTTTCTTTGCAGTCCAAATTGCACGATCAGCAATACTTTCACGCTTCATAGTGATACGTGGTTTATAAACATTTAAGTTATCACCTAGTTCACCAAAGCATTTATCGAATACATCGGTTTCAATCTTAGAACAAACACGACTTAAGAAGTCTACGATTTTATCCTTTGGCATAGATACTACACCATCAGCGCCATAAACCTTTTGAACTAGATCATTAAGACTTACATAAACAGAGTCTGTATCAATTGCAATGACATAGTCTTTATTAGTCTTAAGCATATCATTGAGATACTTATTGATGTACTTCTCACCCCACTTAATGATCATCTGACCAGAGATAGTGATACCTTCTGCAATTTCCATCGTGAAGTAACGGAAGTACTTATTACCAAGAGCGCCATAGAGTGAATTTAAAAGAATCTTAATCGCAGTTTGTTGATTTTCAAAGTGTGCAATATCACGTTCAATACGATACACTTCTACTTTATCGGTATGATCACACTTTTCAAGTTCCTTCTTAGACTCAATCATCTTTTTCTTAATCACAACGCGTTCATCATACATTTCTTCGATGATCTTTGGCATGAAGCCTTGCTTGTGTTTGGAGAAGTATTGACCAGTTCCAGCCATAGACTTATCTGTCGTATTCTTAAGACCAGCAAGACAAGTTTCTACGTTTACATTCTGTGCAACATCACCTTTAAGAATAGTTTCAGGTGACATGTTCCACTGTACAATGATGTTTGGATAAAGTGAGTTAACGTCGAAGGAGGCAACCCAATCATGAACACCACACTGAGGATCTTTAACGTATCCACCTTCATAGTCAGTCTTGTAACTATTCTTGTTTGGTGGAATAATGATGTTATTTGCCATTAGTGTTCTATGAATCAATGCATCCCATATTCCAACGGTACCCATTGTATCAGAATAGTTGACGCCAGCCTTATATGCCATAGTCAAACACAATGTAATCATGGCGATCTTATCTTCCATACGATCAACAAGCCATACATCCTTGATGTTGTAATCAATAAACTTCTGGTGATCGGTAAGATATAAACTGTATAGGCTACCGTCATATTCCAACTTGCGTTCACCAAGAACAACCTCAGCGATGTGATCTAGTTTGTATGATTCTTGCGGACCAAACGAGTATCCGAACTTTTGAAATAGATCAAGGTAATCGAGTTGAGAAATACCAGTGATCTCATACACTTGAACCATGCCTTTGCGCATAGTCACCATCTTAGCTTCAACCATTCCCCAAGGTGAAAGCTTCTTAACTTCATCTTCACCAAGTAAACGATTGATACGATTGATAAGATATGGAATATCGAATGTACGAATATTCCAACCTGTTACTACATCTGGACATAGAAATTCATCATGCCAGAAAGCAACAAATTGCTTTAGAAGTGTTACCTCATCTTTACATTTTGTGTAACGAATCTGGCAATCTTTCATGATTGCCTTTTCTGTATCATAGTCACCAAGCGCCCAGACAAAGTACACATTAAGAATACTATCCTTAATACCAATTGCAGTTACAGTATGTGCTGCTTGATGTGGTTCTGGGAATCCTTCGTTAGATGCAACTTCAATATCGATTGTATGAACTCGAATTAGGTTACGATCAAACTTAATTTCACCGGGAAAGTCTTCAGCAATGAATTGAGCAATGTAGTTAGTGTTACCATAAATGTTGAAGTTCTCGACGCCTTCATATTTCTCAACAAACTCCTTTGCCTCGCGCATGGAGGCAAGCTTAATAGGATCTACATTAGTACCATCAAGAGCATTAAATTTTGATTTGCCTTTACCTTTGACGTAAAGAGTTGGTTTGAAAGGAATCTTTCTTTTGACGCGAACACCGTCTTCATATCCACGATAGAGAAGGGAGTTGCCATAGCGGTTAACTGATGTATAGAATCTCATAGTGTAAAGTGAAACAGAGTATAAAGTTAATTATACCCTGTTTAAGACTAAAAGTAAACTTCTGATTAGATCATACCTTTTCGTATAAACTAAAGGTTACATCTTTCATAGATCTTCTTCAGTCAAATATTGCTTTTGACCTCTAGTCTTAACTTGAACTTTCTTTGGTTTCTTTTCTTCAGGAACTAAGCGCTCCAAAATGATCTTAAGCATACCATTAAATAGTTCTGCGTTCTTAACTTCAATTTGATCATCGATAGCAAATGAACGAGTAAAACTGCGATTAGCAATACCTTTGAACAAGAAGCTTTCTTCTTTCTCGTCTTCCCTTGATGCTGCATTACCTTTGACGATAAGTTTACCGCCATCGATTTCAATATCAATTTCGCTTTGAGCAAATCCAGCAACTGCAAGTTCAATGGTATAAGTATTATCACCAGTCTTCTTGATGTTGTATGGAGGATAGCCAGGAATATTTTTAGTTACATCTGCATGCAGTTTTTGCATGTTAGCAACTTGATCTTCAAAGCCAACAAAGTATCTGTCGAAGTCTTTAAAGGCTGGACCAAACGTAATGTTTCCAAGTTTAAAATCACCCATGTTAATCTCCTTATTGTTTAGCAAATGCTTTTTTTGCATCAAAAGCGTAAGCTGAAAGTCCAAGTGAAGTAAAAAAATCTACATGGGCTTTAGCTACTATCTTTGCAAAGGAAGATTGTGCTGAAATAAATTGATTGAGTGGTTTTTTAAGTTCTTCGTTTTTGATGTAAGTCTCAACGAATTTACTTTTGACACCTTGAAAAGTGTCGATTGCGTCATTAATGTTGTTTAACATTATTTTCTCCTATTAAGCGAGTTTTAGTAAGTGCTATCCCGAAGGCATAGCGGTTTGTCCTGCTTACTTAATACAGGGTCAACTAACGAGTGACAGTGCAATAGCCCGAACGCCTTTTACCGTAGCATCAAACAGCCCTAAGGTGGGCCAAACTGTGACAGTTATTTACTAGGATGCCGCCTAGTTCCCATCCCTGAGAATTAAACGTCTGTTACGACAGTTGGATCAGCTGCTGCTGCTTTAGCAGCAGCCTCAAGTGCAGGTAGTTGTGGCTGAGCTTGTTGTTGAAGTTTATTAATCAAACTAGCAACAGTCTCGAAAGGCGCTTTACCAAGTGCGCCAAGAATAGTGTTAGCTTCTTCTAGAGTCAATTCAAATTTAAGCATGTATATCTCCATTAATTAATGCTAGGTTTTTTACCAATGTTATACTTGGCAGTTAAAGTCCAATCAAGTTTTTCCTTAAAAGATACAACTTTGATCTGCGATAACGACACTCGTTGTTCTGCTTTAGACGGAACAACAATTTTTAACAATCCCCAATCTGATAACAGACAAGTGATCGTATTTCTTCGCTCAATATCACCAATAGTGATATTAGCTTCCTTACCATCTAAGGCAAAGAGTTCTTTAAAATGTACAATAAAATACCTACCTTGCTTGTGTAAGATATGGCATGATTGATACAACGTTTTATCTTTTCTAGATGCCACTCCAATACGAGTAAGAGTTTCACGAACCTTAAGAAAATTATCAGGTTCAGGTAACGTCACCTCAAGCATTGAATCCGGCGTCCAATCGTAATAAATTAATTCAGTCATCTTCACTTCCTTTTTATTATAATCATAATATTATACTAGACTGAAATTATTTATACGACTTATCTACCTCCTTCTACATATTTTGCTTTAAGTTGTTTAAGATTTTCATCTGTAAGTAACTCAAGCGCAACTGCAGCTTTCTCAGAAGAGTAGTTATATTCGCGCATTACAAGTTTAAGGTTCTCAGAGTTCTGATCTTTCTTATGCCACTTAGAGAATCGTTTCTTTTTATTGACACCATTAAGATAGAATGCAAACTGCCAATCCTTAGGAATAGAAGCGTGACTATTCATTTCATTAGCAAACATAATCGTATCAGGAAAGTACGACAATCCTCGATTAATCATGAATGGAACGTAATCTTTTTTAGTAAGAGGATCTTCTTTAATAAGATCTTTCTTACTGTCATTGATTGCATTTAAAAAATCAAAGAAACTCATTTCATTAACTTTAACATGTCTTCACGCGAAACTGCAAATGTCGTATCTGGAAATCTACTTTTTAATATTGCTTCAAGATCTTGAAACTTTTCAGCATGACCAAGATACTCATTTGTTTCTTGACGATACATAAATATCATATTGTCTTTTAGTTCTATAGTAGCATATGTTCTAGAAGATTCTGCATCTTCATCATTTTCACGAATTTGTGCTAGCATACTTTTCACACGAAGTGTAGCGCTCCATTCACGAACATACCAACCAGCATAAAAACTTACAGCAGCAATTAGTGTGTAAAAAATAAAGTCTTCCATTATTTAAACTTTAGTTGTGCCATGATTTCAGTCAAGGCTGCCATAGTATTAATTTCACGATCTGCAACGAATGCAGCCTTGTATTGGTATTCAGCAAGAATCAAAACTAGTTGAGGAATAGATCCTTGTTCTAAGATGTCAATTGCTTTATCGTAAAACTTGCGAAATAACTCTGTAGATTCTGTATCAGAATTCTTACCAACCCACTTACGTACTTCAGTAAAGTTCTTAGTCTTAAGATACTTCACCAATTCGGTGTATGATTCGTCGCCGATATTCACCAGCAATCCAGCGTCAATAGTACCACTCACTGAGTATCGTTGCAACTCATTAAGAATACGACGATAGTCCGGAAAGTATTTAGTTACTAGTTCGACAACTACCTTAGGTTCAAAGGCGATGTTCTCGCTCTTAAGGATTCCAACAACACGCTTATAGAACGCACCCATGATCGTAGGTTTGTCTTTGTTGTCTACTTTGAATTCAATAACCGCACAGCGTGAATGTAAAGGCTCGATGATTCTATTCTTGAAGTTACAAGTAAAGATGAACCTACAGTTGTTACTAAACTCTTCAATGAAACCACGAAGAGCTGGTTGAGTAGAGTTAGGATTAAGATAGTCTGCCTCATCGAGGATGACTACTTTCTTAGCATCTGTTAGGGATACTGAAGATGCAAAGCTTTTGATTTTATTACGAAGAACATCGATGCCGGATTCTTCTGAACCATTGATGAAGAGATACTCTGCACCAATCTCATTACATAGTGCTTTAGCGACAGTAGTCTTACCTACGCCAGCTCCACCACAGAATAAGAAATTAGGCAACTCGCCGGAGTCAATAAACTCGCGGAAAGTCTTCTTCATGGATTCAGGTAGAATACACTCATCGATGGTGGATGGTCTATACTTCTCGACCCACAAATATTGATTCATTAGAACTCCGAGTCAGCTTCAACAGCAACGAAATAAGTCAGATCAGTTGCACTCTTAAAGCGAGAGATCTTCTTCTTAGAGATAGCAACATCGTAATCACCGGGAAGCATCTTAAGATTTTCAACTTTAAGATTTGCTTTGAAGGTTTCTTTAGTGTTACCGATAGTAACTTCATACGCATTCGATGTATCGTTCTTCTTGTCTGATACCGTAATCTTAAGTGTACTGCCATCACCAACGATAGACAAATCGCTTGCCTTCAGTGCTGAAGATGTCTTAAGAATCATCGCAAGTTGTGCTGCATCGATCTTAAATTCAACATCTGGTTGAGGAAACTTAATCGTAGCAGGAGCAGACTTAACTAGACCTTCGCCGGCTGCAAAGTATTTAATTTTGCTAGTGCCACCATCAGACACCATGACATACTTCTCAGAGAAGTCAAGTTGGGTTGTAGGGAATAACGATACGACATTTAAGAATTCATTAAGATCATAGATCCCGAAGTCCATAGGAAGAGTTTCACCGATAGACACTTCTGCCATGATGTTCTTTCCCTCAGAAATTGTAGACAACTTATTGCCTTGCTTAAGCATTAGACTGCCATTGATACCGGCGAAGTTTTTAATCAACGACAGTGTTTCTTTACTTAGTTCCATTTGGTTCTTTCTTTGTATATTTCACATCATGTTCATAGAGAAATGCAAGGCAGCACATAGCATGAGCTAAGTGATGGATTCCACTCTCTGGATCTAATTCTTCACCCATCTGCCATGCCCATACATGACGTTGCATAGCATCAAAGTAGCGAGTGATAGAACCTTCAACATATTTCCAATTATCTGGTTCATACTTTTCTGCACCAAACGTGAGAACTCGCACCATTTCTTGTTGAGCAAGAGGTGGTATTAATCCATAACGAAGTTTGCCAATGTCAAATTTACGACCTGGCGCTAGAGGTGTAGGTTTACTTTTCATAATTAAAAAAGAGGATTGAGATATTATTATACCTCAATCCTCTATAAAAGTACAATTCTAATTAAGCAAACAAACCAAATGAGTGCGCAATCTGAATCATTTTCTTAGTTGGCGTACCAATAGAATACTTCACGGTTGGTTCGCCGCTTGATAGTGTTGCTTTATTTGCGTAAACACAAACACCCTTGCTGCGAAGAGCATGGATTGCAGATGTTGGATTTTGCAATCCAAACATACCACTGATTTGACGAGGGGTTGCGGTGGCACCTGATTTCAGGTATTTTTCAAGTCGAGACAATTTGCTCATAATAACTCCATTATGTTGATGATATAGCTGTTAAGCTACTTCCATTATACCATAGTCGCGCAGTTCTGTAAAAAATTCTTTATCTTCTTCTGAACTTTTTACTAGATCTTCGGCGATTTTGGTATTTGATTTGATCTGAGCTTCTTGAGCTTCAATCAAATTAGGTGCAGGGAACTTATAGTGCCCACGTGAAACCTTGTCTCCTTTGACAAGCCACATTGGATAACCAATCTTTTCTCCGCCATCAGCGCGTTTGGAATGTAGTTCTGCAAAGAGCTCTTCTACTTCTGAACGAGTGATGCTGTATTGTGACGCCAGTGCTGGGCGAATAGTGATAAAAGCATCGATACAACGCTTTTGGGTTTTGGTGAGGTTAGTGTAGTTCATATAATTCCTTAGAAGGGGATTTCAGTTGATGATTGAGGTGCAGTACTCACAGCTGGTGCAGGAGTAGAAACCTTTTCGAATAGATCTGCGAAAGCATTACGAGTGATATCGTCAAACCTATTGATACACAATTCAACGGCTTTCTTCTTATCTTTGAAGATAGAGAATGCACGAACAATGTGTACCAAGCGGCGGGTTGTAATAGTCTCATCTACACCGCCATCTGCAAAAGTCCTACGAATTGCATCTGCCCACTTAACGAGAGTGTCTGCAAAATCCTCATCTTTACATGAGTAGGACTCCATTAGATTCATAACAATCTTACGTTCAATAGCAGCAGATGGATACTCCTGATTGAAGGTGATTGCAAAGCGCTCAAGGAACGCCTCATTTAATACATTGGTACCGATGTAGCGACCATCTTCTGAACCCTTACCTTTGGTGTTAGCAGTTGCAAACACGGTGAATCCTTCAGCAGGATAGACCAATTCATTCTTCAATTTGAAGTAGAATGGTTTACCTTCAAGGATAGGTTGTAGACACAGAAGAGTATTGGCAGAGCCAGCATCGATTTCGTCTAGAAGAAGAGGAATACCCGAGCGCATAGCGATAAGCACTGGACCTTCAACTACTTCAACGTTACCATCAACCAATGTTTTTGATCCGATCAGTTGATCTTCATCGGTCATCATGTTCAGATTGACACGAATGAGAGGGCGCTTGTTTTTGGCGCAGCATTGCTCAACGGTAGTAGATTTACCATTGCCTGTTGGTCCTGAAATATACGCAGGATAGAATTGACGAGACTTGATGATGGTATCAATGTCACGGTGGTTGCCGAATGCAACGTAATTAGGATCTACCTTTGGAATCAAAGATGTGACTTCTTCATTTTTAACCATAGGCTTAGAATTTTGAGGTGTTAAAACTACTGGTAGTGATCCATCAACAGTAGCGCTTGGAACAGCGTATAGACCACGGCCAACTCGATTTTGCATAAGCCAAGTGGGGTACTTGCTTGTAGCAGTTAGAGCCATGACCTCAACAATTTGAGCTCGAGTTACTTGCCGAGTTGATTCAGTGTCAGGGAATTGTTTGAAAAGAACAGAGAGAAAGTTTGTATCCATAATGTAGAACTCCGTAGGTATATGTCTATTATATCAAATAGACGAATTAATGTACACCGTTTTATGCAACTATTCCAATAAATTTGTTAAGAACCACCCTTGAAGTCTTACGAGCATTCATGGCGTTGCCAAGAACACGGGCGATAGAACTTGCAGACATGTCTTCATTGATCTTACCCATAGTGTCATCCTGAATCCTAGATGTGGATGGCAATAGGTACATTTCATCTCGACCTGGAACAGTCTTAAGAACACAGAACTTATCTTTTCTTAGAGAATTTAAGATATAAGCACATAGATCTAGATCGCTTGAACCATTACCAGTTGGCATGTTGATTCTAACAAATGAACCAGCAGCTCGTTGAGTAGCATTCATGATGAAGAATGCCACGCTTTTGACTTGGTATCTATCACGAATAATCTTCAATAGTGTTCCAGTTTGCTCGTGTGATTCTACACCAAGTTCGTAATCTTTCTTAGTGATTGGATCACGCAAGTATGTTTTGACGTTTACTTTCTTATATACACCATTTACGTCATACTCATAATCGGGGCCATTCTTAATGCGGAACTTTTCATTTCCTGCCATTGCACCGCCTTCACCATCTGTTAGTGTAATGAATGTGGTCTTTTCAACTCCAGTGTTAGCAATGAACTTTCCAAGGTAGTCTACCATGAATAGAAGAGCCTGATTTAATGGAGTTCCTTGCAGACTATATTTGCGAACTTTTGCCCAAGGACGACACATCATATAGTCAATCATCTTATTGAACTCTACATTTGACATTTTGTTAGAGAACAACTCTAACAAATGTACGTTGCCGTATATACCGTTCTCATTAGACGCAATAACTTTAGGTTCATCTTTACGATTTTGATCATAGTAACCATCAGTAAATGCAAACACTTGATATGGTATCTGAATGCGTTGACAGAACATAGCCAAGTTCATAACCTGTTCAACAGTCTCTTCCATATACTCAGACATAGAACCCGACCAGTCTAACAGAAACACCATACCATGTTTCTTACCATCCTGCACTGTCATAATCTGACGGAACAAGTCATCTTTAAGCTTATAAGCATATAGCTTTTTGCTATCGAGTTGTCCAAGCTTAGAGATCTTAGCGCGGCGATATGCAGTAGCAGACTTGCGCATTTCAAACTCTTTGACAAGATAGTTCACCATGCCAGAAGAATTAGACTTAAACTTTGCAATGCGAGATTTTGCAAGTAGAACGTTGTTTGAAAGTTCAGAAGCAAAATCAGGCATAATTTTCTTATAACTTACGACTATGTCGTCATGAGTTTTAGTCAATACTGGTTCAAAGTAACGAATGACTAACGACTCGTCTGCAAGTTGTTCTAGCTTTTTATCAAACTTTTGTAGTGTAGTTGGCTTCAGATCTTCCATGATCTCCTGTTTAGGATCTGATGGAGTTGGCTTTGAAGATTGACGTGGAGATTCTTTTTGTTCTTCTTCGTCGTCTTCATCAATGTAGTCATCATACATGGAAGACTCGCCATCTTCAGACTCTTCACCTTCGTCTTCTTCGTCACTTTCGTCTGGAAGCATAATCTTACGCTTCTCAATCTTTTCCTCAATAGTGTCCTTACTATACGCAAAGATTTCTTCGGCTAGATCTATTACTTCTTGTTCAGTAGAGCACTTGTCTACTCGACGAATAAGTTCTTGTTCTTTAGCATTGAACTGTACGCCACAGTTGAAGCCAACTTTAAAATATAAATTGATGCGGTCAATCAGTAGGAGTTTAGAAAGATCACGGTCTTTAACGCCAAAGAAGTCGCGATCGTTTAGTTCACGATATCCAGCGTTGAATGACTTGCGTGAACCAGGATAACGTTCCTTCATCTTCTTTTCGATGCGAACGTCTTCAATCACATTAGCGTATTCTTTAAGATGCTTCTTTTCCTCGAAGACTATGCTATAGACATCTGGTCCAGTGTAGAGGGCGTGACCGACCTCATGCATCATGAGCATTTCTTCGATCGTAGGTGTCATTTCCTTCCATCGAGGAAGAAGTAGAGTACGACCCTTGATGTCAAACGCAGCAGTTTTAATGTTGCTACGGATGATGTTGATGTTTTCAGTGGCCAGCAATTTTGCCAGCATGTCCTGAGATAGAGTGTTTGTTTGTGTTGCCATGAGTCTATTATATCAAATAGACGAATTAATGTACACCGTTAAACGATGGACGAGAAATCATTTTTCTTCTCAAACTTGATCACCGAGTGGAACTTGTCAAAAAGCTGGTCACCTTTATGGCTAATCACAAAGATATTTGACTTGTCTCCTATGGCATTCATGATGGATAGGAAGTAGTCAGTGCCCGAGTTGTCAAGACTTGAGTCAAAGATCTCATCTAGAATTAGAAGATTTGTGTTCACAGAGTTCTTCATCTTAGCAATTTGACGCCATGTAAACAAGATTGCCAGATCTATGCGCATTTTCTCGCCTTCTGAGAAAGACTCATAGGTAAACTCATCTCGAAAGCGGGACTTGATCACCTCATTAAATGATTCATCTAATTCAAAGTGAACATAGAAGTCCATAGCTGTAAGGTAACCATTAATAAGCTTGTTCATGACAGGAAGATATTCCTTGATGATCGCAGTCTTGATACCAGTGTCCTTCAACAGTAGAGCAGATACCTCTTGGATGTTGCGCTCTGCGGACAGTTCATTCTTCTTATCGATTAGAATAATTGCATTGTCAGCAACTTGCTTTAACTTTTGTTTTTCTACATCAATATTTCCGGTGTCTTGTTTTGTAGCTTCAATATCTTCATTAAGTTTCTTGTTGCTACGACTAAGTAACTTATTAGAAGTGATGGTTGCATTTGATTGTACGTTAAGTGCTAATAACTCTTTGTTCAATTCATTGAGTTTCTTTTGACGCTCCATCAAATTATCATAAGCTTCTTGTAGAACATTAAGGTTATCTACACTATCGCTGTACTCTTGATTGAATCTAGAACCAATGTTTGTTTTATGTTCATGTGGAATGTCTTGTTCACAAGATGGACAAGTAGTATTGTCTGCAAAGAACTGTAGTGTTTCTTCGATATGTTCTTTCTTAGAATTTAACTTAGAACGAAGAGCAATAGCTTTGTCAATATCTTCTTTGAGTTCCTTAGCGTTATCTCCTGCTGCCATCATCTCGTTCATCTTATCTGATAGTACTTCCCAGCGATCTTCATTGGCTTTGATCTCAGCGTCATTATCTGCGATCTGTTTACGAATGTGATCTACTTGTTCTTGTTTAGACGACACCATCGATGAAATGATTTTCTTTTGAGCAAGCACCGAGTTCTTAGCGATCTCGATCTTATTCTCAATGTCACGTAGCTCTTCTTTAGTTTGGCTAATACGTTCCTTTAGAATCGTATTCATAGTGGAAAAGATACCAATGTCAAGAATGTCCTCAATCACTTCGCGGCGTTGCCATGCAGGTAGTTGCATGAATGGAACAAATGATGCTGAACCAAGAATGATAACTTGTGTAAATGTCTTATAGTTAAGACGCAGTATTTGTTGCTCTAGCACTTTTTGATAATCTTTAGCTGCTGCGTCTTGGTTAATCATAACACCATCAAGATAAATCTCGAAAATACCGGGTTTAATTCCACGAACAATTTTATATTGTGCAGTGCCAATTTCAAACTCAATAGTAACTACACAACCTTTACCATTAATCGAGTTTATCAATTGTGGTTTGTTGATGTTACGGAATGGTTTACCAAACAGCGCAAACGTTAATGCGTCTAACATCGTAGACTTACCTTCGCCATTCTTGCCAATGACTAAAGTGCTTGCAGATTTGTTGAGGATGATTGTGTTTGCCGAATTACCTGTTGATAGAAAGTTTTGCCAAGTCAACGTTTTAAAAATCAGCATTAGACAACATCCTTATTAAGTGCTTCAGTGTATAAAGCTTTCATAAAATTCTTCACCTTATCTTTGTCGACGTCAGTTTCAACAGAGTCGATATAATCAGACAATACACTCGACGTATCTTCTAAGTTGATGTTCTCATCAACCTGACCGTCGCTAAACTCTGAGAAATTTTCAATGATCTTTACTTCGAGTGGATTACGAAGATAAACTCGATTGATAAACTTATCAAATTTATAGAAGTCAGTCTTATTAATAACAACTATCTTTACATACTTATCAGTTACAAAGCTTGTATCAACTCCGTCTGGATCTTCTTTAGTATCATCATATTCATAGCGTTCAAATAGACTATATGGATTCTGAATGAATTCCAATTTACGAGTATCAAGATCAAAGAGATGGAAACCTCGAGGATCTTTATAGTCCTGCCATGTTAATTCATACGGGTTGCCAAGATAAAACACATGGCCGTCGTCAGAACGATGATGATAGTGTCCGGAAAAAACCATATCAAACTTATTAAATGACTCTTTAGATAATCCGTCATGAGATTCTACTCCTCTATACATTGCAAAACCTGAGATCTCAAGGTGACCCATACAAATCTCAGCTGTAGTGTTCTTAATTTCATTCATTGAATCTGCATAGTTATCTGCACAGATCCAAGGGAGAAAACAAACAGGTGTTCCAAAAACATTAACGGTTTCTGGTCTTGTAACAATGACAATGTTACTGTACTCTTTTAATGTTAGTTCAGGACTATTGACTTCGTTGGTGTTCTTAAAATACGTATCATGATTTCCAGCAATCATAGTGATTAGGATACCAGCCTCGAAAGCCTTATCAAAGAACATCTTCTTAGTGCGAGAAAGTGTATTAAAGTTTATAAATTTACGACGATCAAAAGTATCGCCAAGAATAAGCATTGTAGTAATGTTTTCTTCCTTTAATTTAGGAAAGAAAACATTTGCATAAAAATTCTCATAGTAATCTAGACACTGTATACTATCGCCACGAGCGCCAAAGTGTTGATCTGTTATGATTGCTACTCTCATCGTTTCTTTACCTCTAAGACCTTATCATACCCATATGCATAAAATAAAAATTCAATAAACTTATCAATCTCTGCTTCATTAGTATTTGGCAACTCACAATAAACGGATGCTGCTAATGCTACTTTATCTAACCAATCTTTATCGGCCATGTGAAATTTCATCACTAAAGAAAGGATTGTTATCTTCGTTTGGAATTATCTTTGTGTCATCAATAAAATTAGCAAGTGACTGTTCAAGTTTTTCTTTCTTTTTCTTTTCTTTATTTTTTATAAACGAATCGTCGAAGTTGGAGTTAGCTTGAATAAATGCAGTGTAAGCATTCTTAAAATCTACGTCATCATCATGTCCTTGTAAATCAAAGGAGTCAAAAGCCATGTCTTGAATAAGTTTACCCTTGATGTACGATTGCTTTTTTTCCTTAGCAATGCGACGAAGAAAAGCAAAATAGATTACTTGTGTAAAGTAGGAGAATGGATTTGAGGATTTCTCTGGATCGAAGGAGTGCATGCATTGGATGCAGTTTTCAATTCCATCTAGAATCATATCGTCTTTATACGAGTAGTTGATAAAGTTCGACTTCCTACTTAGACCAGTAGCGATCTTTAGAATACATTCGCCAAGGTATTCTGGAATACGAGGGATATCAGTCGAGTTAGCTCTAGCAGCTAACAGTTTTTCCCGGTAATCCTTGATGAACTCAAGCATCTGGGCGTTGTTGACGTAGTGGGTTGCCATTAGGACTCCATTGTGGTTTTCTCTATTATACACTAGAGAATAAACATTGTACAATAGTGTTTAGACGCATTTAGATTGTACAACTGCGCAAAGCAGTGGTATAATAAATCTATGGATTTCAAGATTAATGAAGAATTCTATCGCTAGGTATATTAACTGGTTCTTCTTTGGCTGGTTGGATATTATCTTCCGATTCCATCAACTTTATAATACGAGCATAGTACGGTATCATATTAGGATCTAGCTTCTTCTTGTAGATTAGATTCTTATAGCTAAAAGCAAATACATTGTCTTCTGCAAACTGACAGAACCGTGATGTAACAGCTTGTTCAACATGTTCTCCATCTCGAACAATATGTACCATCTTTACAATTATAGGATCTAGTACAACGATTCCTTCGCTAATATCATTCAGCAGAACACCAATCATTTGTTCTCCAGATATTAGTTTAAATACTACATATTCATTCAACTGGTACCTCGACAATCTTATAGACAAACTTTTCTTCAGAATAAGTCTTTAGTCTTTCTGCTAAGTGACCAAGAGTATGATTCTTATAAGACTTCCAATGTAGATCATCGCTAATGTCATATAGATTGCAATGAGTCTTACCTTCTTTCAGTCTTAATCCTCTACCAATAGATTGCAGATTACGAATCTTAGACTTACTCGGTGAAGCAAAGATAACATTTTCTATTGATGGAATATTTATACCTGTTGAGAATACACCGAATGAAGCAATACAGATAGCATCAGTTTCATTCTCCATAAGCTTACGAGCTTCTTCTCTAGCATCTGTATCAGTTCCGCCATAGATAAAGAATACTTTTCTTTTATCACCAGCTTTAGCAGCAATCATTTCATGTAAAATCTTACCATGCTTAGCAACCATTTGAAATAGCACCAAAGTGTTGCCTTCACAATTTAGCGTGAGATTACGAATAAAACGATTACGCTTTTCATGCCCAATGATAAAGTTAATCTCATCTGGATACTGAGCTCTATTCATTATTTTACAAGATGTATCGTCGTATTTTAGTACGATACAAGTAATCTTTAGATTTGCAACTCTGTTTGAATCCATCAACTCACGAGTAGAAATAACTTTATGAATTGGTCCAAAGATTCCTTCTAGAACAAGTTTATGTACCTTCTTATCATCGAGTGTACCAGTAGTACCTATACGATATTGTACATTAACCATCTTATCCATGACTGAAGTAAGAGATTTTGCTTTAAAGTTGTGAGCCTCATCGCCAAAGATAACATCAAACTGGTTAAACCAAGCAGAGGGTTGCTTATAGATTGATTGCCATGTAGTGATTAGTACATCTGCTTGCACATCCTTAGTAAATCCACTATATAGTTTCTGACAGTGTCTATCGGTCTTCCACCCATTAACGGAAGAGTAATCTGCAAAGTCTGCGTACAATTGTTCGACCAATGATGTGGTTGGAACGATAACAATACACTTCCTCTTATTTTCAAGGTGCCATCTCATCGTAGTGTAAATGATAAATGATTTACCAGATGCAGTAGGTGATAGCAATAATGTACGCTCATCTGTTAGAGCCTTATATACTGCGTCTACTTGATAGTCATAGATCTCAATCGGCACTCCGCGAGAACTAGGGTTAAGCCACTTAGCATACTCTACAATCTCTTCTCGAGTAATAGTACTTACTGGTAGTACTTTATTAGTGTACTTAATTTCGTATTGATTACGTTCTGCAAATCCAATAACATATTTTAGAAGACCAACGTATAGTGTCTTACGGTACATATCATACATGCGTATCTTCCCATCCCACTGTCCACTTCTATAAGCAGGCGTAAACTTATAACCCTCTACTTGAAAAGTAAAGAATTCCGACAGTTCTTGTGTGATTGAAGGATCAGAATAGATCCGTAAGTGAACG